CAGTTATTCTACATCTGCACAAGAAATTAGGTGCTGGGATTACGCAGGTAGTTTGGGTGACCCAGTTCATGCTTCATCCACTTTACACGGAGACTTAGCATGACAATAGAAACACCTGAATTTCAAGGCACACATCTTTGGGATAGATTGTGTTGGGCAAAAGAAAAACTAGAGCCTTACAGAACAGAATATTGTGTTGTATGGGAAGACCCAGAGACACCTGATGAACCAGCAAAAGTAACACATCCTGATCCTAATTGGATGGCTTGTGCATTGCAGGGTGGCATTTTACCTCCAGTTGAGGCATACTGGGAGTTAGCAAAGGATGAGGCAAAACCAGACTTTGTTAAACATACAAGAGGGTATTTGCTTCACAATACAAAGCCTATTGAGGCAATGACAGAAGAACGAGCTATAGAATATTTAATCATGAAGGACTTACCACAACATGTGTGGAAAGATTACGACAAAGCAAATAAACCTAGAATGGTTATTTGTACTAAACAACAGCTTCCTAGCACCAGAGTATGGCGAAATGCTTGGAAGATTAACGAAGAACTAACCATACAGAAAGAAAAGGTGGCTTAAATGGCAACAACAAACATAGTAGATAAAGATGGGAATACTATTGCAGCATCAGACGCAACAGTGCCATCAGATAGGCATTTCAGAGGTGCTTGGACATTATCTGGCAAAACAATAACAGAAGATCTAGTTGAATCTAAAAAGATTTTTCAAGATAAGATTAGAGAAGTTAGAACTCCGTTATTAGCAGAAGAAGATGTAGTCTATATGAAAGCATTAGAAGCTGGAGATAGTTCTGCACAAGCAGCTAGTGTTACAAAGAAAAAAGCATTAAGAGATGCACCTGCTGCAAAAGCAATTACAGATGCCGACACTATTGCTAAGTTAAAAGCAGCTTGGGATACAAGTGTATTAGGGACAAGTCCATACGCATAGGAGTAAAGCATGGCTTTAACTAAAGTACAAGCAGAAGGAATAAACTTAGCAGATACGTTTGCTTTCAGTGGAACTGTAAGTGGTGCAAGTGGATTAGTAAAATTATATACACAGTCAAGTTCAAGTGGTGTATCAAGTATTGATATTACAGATACTTATATAAACACAACTTACGATACTTATTACATCATTGGACATTGTTTACCTGCTTCTGATGGTGTTAGTTTGCAATTAAAATTAAAAGATTCGTCAGGTATTATTACTGGAAATAATCATAGTTTTGATTTAAACACACTTGCACTTGGAGAAGCATCTGATGGACAAGATCATTGTAGATTAAATTATTCTACTATTGGAAATGCAGCAGGTGAGGGTTCTCAATTTAGTTTTTATTTAGAACATGTAAACAGCAATACCATACCTTGTGTAATACAAGCACAGTTTAAAACATCATACACAGGTGGGCAACCAGAAGGTGGTTATGCTGTAAGTGGTATGATTTCTACACAATATGCAAAGATTATTAAAGGTTTTAATTTAGCAATGACTAGTGGAAATATAGCAAGTAATAATTTAACAATTTATGGTATAGTGAAATAATGGCAAACTATAATAAAATGGTTGATGGTAAAATAGTTGCTTTAACAAATACAGAACAAACTGCAAGAGAGGCAGAAGAAAAAGCATGGACAGATGCAGCTCCTACAAGACGTATGACAGAATTACGCAAACGAAGAGATGCACTTTTAGCAGAAACAGATTACATGGGATTAGGTGACGTAACTATGAGTGATGAGTGGAAAACATATAGACAAGCTCTTAGAGACATTACTAAACAAACACCAACAGATGATGCTCTTAGCAACATTACGTTCCCAACGAAACCAACGGAGTAAACAATGCCGTACATAGGTCGCTCAGAAAATTTTGGTGTAAGAAGTAGGTTCCAGTATCAAGCCTCCGCTAGTCAAACTAGTTTTAGTGGATCAGATGCCAACTCATTATCACTAAGTTACACCGATAGCCTATACATGGATGTATATCAAAATGGTGTTTTGTTAGTGCCGGGTGATGACTACACTGCAACAACTGGTACAACTGTAGTCTTAGCTTCAGGAGCAAGTTTAAACGACATAGTAGAAATGGTTGTGTATGATACTTTTTCTATAGCTAATTCTTATACTAAAACAGAGTCAGATACAAGGTATCCTTTTAAGGGTAACAATAGTATTATAAGATTAAATGGGCAAACAATAAGTGCAGACATTACAATAGATATTGATGAGAATGGTGTATCAGGTGGTCCTATAACACAGTCAGCAACAGTTACTGTTAATGGATATTGGAGTATCGTATGACAAGTCAGTTAAATGTAGATACCATTGTAAATAAAGCAGGTAGTGGTGGCACGAATGTAAAGATAGGTAATACCTCTACTTATGTTTCTGAGGGTGGTGCAGTAACACAAAATACTGTGCAAGGGTTGGCTAAGTCTTATGTAACTTATAAAACATCAAGTGGAGTTGAAATATTAAATAATCAAAGTTTTAATCATTCATCTCTAACAGATATAACCACTGGTGCTACAAAGTTCACTATGACCTCTGCCATGTCTCAAGGAAAGTTTCCATTATCTGATTGTGGAGGTGATGCTGATGCAGGATATTCTTCTTGGGTAGACGATTCACAATTTTCAACTACCACATATGAATTTAATTTAGGTAATAGTGGTTTTGGAGGTCAAGATGGAACTTATCACGCAGGACAAGTATTTGGAGACTTAGCATAATGGCTAGTGAACTTAAAGTAGATAAATTTACAGGTGTAACCACAGCAGATTCTATTTCTGTAACTACAGGTGCAACTACAACTGTGTTACAAAAAGGCATGTTAAAAGCTACTTTACATTTAAATTCTTTAGGGGGTAATGCACTTTCAGAAAATTTAAATGTATCTAGTGTTGATGATGATGGAACAGGTGATTTTGGAATACATTTTTCTAATAACTTTAATACTGCAAATTATATTATGACACACGCAGTAAATGATGGTGGAGCAAGTACTGCACAATTTGCCACTGATATAACATATGGAACAAATACTACAGCAACAACTGATATTGAAAATCATTATGTAACAGCAGGAGATAACAGAACAAATGCAGATAGTTATGGAATTATGTTAATGTTTGCAGGAGACCTCGCATAATGGCTAGTATATTAAGAGTAAACACATTAACAGATGCAAGTAGTAATAATTCTACTGCCATGAGTACAATCAATCAAGGTACTGCCAAAGGTTGGCTTTTAGCATCTAATGCAGCAAGTTTAACAGACTCATTCAATATAAGTGGTGGAACTGACAATGGCACAGGTCATTATACTTATGCTTTTTCAGCAAACATGGGCAATACCAATTATTCAGTAGCGGCAGGTACAGCAGGTGGATCTACTTTTTTTGGTTTTAATCTTTCTGGTAGTTCAGCTACAGGAAATCATACAAATAAAATTGCTACGGATGGTGGTAGTTTGACGGATGATATAAATATATCTCATGTAGCAGGAGACTTAGCATGACCAGAGCAGCAGATTTAGCCACCCTAATTGTTGATGTAAATACTACAGAAGCAAAAACAGATGAACTTACTGGTAAGTCCACGGCGGGTTCGATTGCTGTAACTGCTGAAGGCAACACCACTACGACTAACCTGCAACAAGGCTTACTTAAAAGTTGGATTAGGTTTAATGGCACAGGCACTATTGCAATAAATGATAATTTTAATTGCTCTAGTATTACAGATAATGGAACAGGTGATTATACCATGACAATGCAAACTGCTATGGCTAACATACACTATTCTCAAACTTGTGGAGCAGGTGACGTAGACCACGGAGCTAAAATTAACATAGCATTTTCATCTGCTAACACTACAACAGCAATGAGAATAAGATTAGCAGCGGCAGTTAGTGGTAATGGAGACAGTAGCATAGTTACGAACCATGTAGCAGGAGACCTCGCTTAGATGTTAGGTCACGCTGCCATTGCTGAAAGTGCCATTGCTGATGTGGGTGGTACATTAATACTTGCAACAGTGGATATGAACGCCCTTGCCACTAGTTCTAATATAGGTGCCGGTACTCTTGTAGGTGTCTCTTCTATAAGTGGCAATTTTACAAATACAACTGCTGGTATATTTATAACTGGTAGTGTAAACGCAGAAGTTAGTTCTAGTTTTACACAGACAACAGAAAATATTAAAGTAGTCAACTTTACAGATGTTACGCTGTCTAGTAGTTTTACAGAAACTGTAGCAGGCATATCAATACTTTCTGGTGTGTCTTCGCAAGATTTAAATTTTACAAGCACATCATCTGGAGATATACTGTTTGTAGAGGTTAATAGTATTTCATTGCCTGTAAAACAAAGGCCTGCAGGGGCGCCTACACCGGGTGCTGGTTATACTGAGATAACACCTACTGGTGTTGAAACTTATACGGAGATCACGCCTAGCGGCACAGAGACATACACAGAAATAGCGAGGTAGTAATGGCAAGTACATATACATCTAATATAGGAGTTGAAAAAATAGGCGCTGGTGAGCAAGCTGGTGCTTGGGGTACAACAACTAATAATAATTTTGACATAATAGATAGAGCCATAAATGGGGTATTGTCTGTAGGAGTGACAGGTACAACAACTACCATTACAACTTCTGATGGCACATTATCTCAAGGTGGTCATAAAGTTCTATCTTTTACTGGTGCTTTAGGTGCGGATAATACTGTTACGATAGATCCTAACGATCAAGATAAAGTATATATTGTTCATAATGCTACAACAGATGCTGCCAGTAGTGGCCCATATAATATTATAATTAGGCAACAAACAGCAGGATCTCCAGATTCATCAAAAGATGTTACTGTACCTAATGGATCTTTTAAAATAGTTCATTGTGATGGTGGCGGAACAAATGCTGTTGTCACTGATATTACAAGCACCCTAGATATAGCCTCTTTAAAATTAGGAGGCACTGCTGTAACTTCAACTGGAGCAGAGTTAAATCTTATGGATGGCGGAACAACTGTTGGCACAGATGCAGTTGCAGATGACGATGGCATTGTTACAAATGATGGCGGAACTATGAAGCAAACTAAAGTGCAGACATTTTCTACATATTTTAATCAAAATTTAGTAGAAGCAAAAAACGCTTTGACTGTTTCTGGTACTGTAACTGTCACCCCTACTGCGGCAACTTCTGTTTATCAGCCTTTAACAGTTTCAAGTGGAAGTCAAACAGTAAGAGTTGCTGTAACAAATCTAGTGGCTGGACAATATGTTATTATTGACAAAACAACCACTGCTAATAGCATGACAATAGATTGGACAAATGATGGGGCTGTTACATCATCAGGAATATCATTAGGCAGTAGCGCAGAATTAGGAATAGGTATATTTAATGGAGCAGGTTTTTCATTTTCAGAAACTGTTAAATTTTAGGTGATACATGTCAGTACCATTAATATCAAGCGTAGGTTTTACAGAAGTAAATTCAGCAGGAACATTAAACGAAAAGGCTGGAACTACAAAAAGTAAATTACCTGTACAGTTTTTTAGACTAACTGACAACATTAGTGGTAATTTAACAATGACAGATGACTCTGCGCATAAAAAAATTATATTAGACACAAATGGATTTAATATAATTAATCCTGATGGATCTCCTATAACGAATAACTCAAGCACAACCATTAATCTTAAAGGAAGTGGTGAAGTTAAGTCTACATTATTAACATTTACAAGTTCAGAAAGTAGCACAAGTAATACTGGCACAACAACTATAAGCGCAGCAGACAATTCTACTGTGGTTGTTACATCAGCAACAAGAGATGCTGATATATCTTTAACAGATGGTGTTTCTGTATCTACTGGTTTTGGTGGTGTTTTTTCTACATCAGATACAGTTATGCTGCCTAATACAGAATTACTGGACTTACCTCCTAATCCGGGCAGTAATAACGGAACATTACAATCTAGTGCCAGAGCAGCGGCAGTGCAAATGCTTACTCTTGCAGGAGGTGACTCATCCATGAGTAATCTTAAAGATTCAAACTTTAGGATCGTATTCGGAAATGGAGTAACTAAAACAGGATCTGACGCTAGTCATGTGGGCAATACAATAACTTTTTCAACTACAGGTCATCAAGTGAATTTTTCTTTTATTAGTTCTGGTGGTAATTTTGTAAGGCCCACAATTACAGGTTCTGTTTCAAGTATAAGAATACCAAACAACACAGTATCAGGTGGCGGCAGAACAATAGCTTTTACAAACAATTTAGCTATAGCATGTGTGTTAACTGGCGCAGATCCTTTTGATAACGTAACAGTTGCAGCAGGAGCAACAAATACACAAACGGTATTAACTACTGACGGATCTTTTAGTTTAACGGGTACTATATCTGGCAGTGATGGTAGTAGTAGACCTTTTGCCTTAAAAGATATAAACGATGGCACAGGTAGTGTTGATGAGACAGAATATACAGGAACTAAATCAGTGAGTGCTTTCTAATGCCTTTTAATAAATTAACATTTCAATCAGGAATAATATCAGATATCACGCCTTATAGTAATGAGGGCGGTTATGTTGATTGTGATAAAATAAGATTTAGATTAGGTTATCCAGAAAAGATAGGTGGTTGGGTTAAACAAAGCCCTAATACTTATCTTGGTAGTGCAAGAAGGCTTTTTAATTGGGTTGCGTTAGATGGATCTGATTTATTAGGCATAGGAACGCACTTAAAGTATTATATTGAAGAGGGTCAAACATTTAACGATATAACTCCTATCAGAAATACTACAGCACTAGGCGATATAACCTTTTCGGCAACAAATGGATCAACAGCAATAACTGTAATAGATCCTGCACATGGTGCAAATGAGAGTGATTTTGTAACTTTTTCTGGTGCTTCTACTCTGGGTGGCACAATAACGGCAGCAATATTAAATTCAGAATATCAAATAACATCAATAATAAGTTCTAATTCTTATACAATTACATCTTCTATTGCAGCAAATAGCTCTGATGTAGGTAATGGTACTTTTACAGATGCAACTTGTGATTACAACAATGATCCAACTATAACAATGGATTCTACTGCTTCTCTTATTGCAGGTGGTACAGTAAGTGGAACTGGAATACCAGCAGGAGCAACAATTGACTCAATAACAGATGGAACAACTTTTGAACTTAGTGCCTCTACTACTGGCGGATCAGTAACAAATGGAACTTTAACTTTTAATACTTCAAAAGCAGTTTATCAAATAAATACAGGACTAGATGTAACAGTTGGTGGAACTGGATGGGGTGCTGGACAATGGAGTGGCACAACATCTGGTGCTTTAGCAACACAACTTAATGAAGCCTTAGATGCTAGTGAAACTGATGTTGATGTCGATGATGAAACTAACATGAATACAGCGAATGATGTAATTCTAGTAGATAACGAACTTATGCTTGTGTCAGCAACATCTGATGATAACACGATGACTGTAACTCGTGGACATAGTGGTACAACCGCAGCAACTCATGCAGATAATACTCTTGTAAGATTAGCAGTTGGTAATGCAGACTCTGCTAATGATTTTGTTGGCTGGGGTAATGCAGCATCGGTTACAGTATCAGGAGCGCAGATACGATTGTGGTCGCATGATAATTTTGGTGAGGATTTAATATTAAACGCAAGAGATGGCGGTATATTTTATTGGGACAAAACTAATGGATTTAGTAATCCTGCAGTAGAGTTATCTACTAGGGCAGGAACAAAAACAAGTGTGCCTACAGTAGCAAAACAAATATTAGTATCAGATCAAGATAGACATCTTATAGCTTTTGGATGTGACGGTTTGGGTGCAAGCGCTTCAGCTACACAAGGTGACGGAATACAAGATCCTTTGTTGATTAGATTTTCTTCACAAGAAAATCCTATAGATTTTTTTCCTACTACAACTAATACAGCAGGAGATTTAAGGCTTGGCGGTGGGTCAGAGTTTGTGCAAGCCGTAGAAACTAAAGAGCAAATATTAGTTTATACAAATAAAACTCTACATTCTATGAGATTTATCGGGCCGCCATTTACTTTTGGTATCAAAGAGTTATCAAAAAATATAACAATAATGAGTCCTAGTTCAGCAATAGCCATAGACGATAGTGTTTACTGGATGGGAGTTGATACTTTTTATGTTTATAATGGCGCAACACAGCAACTACCTTGTAGTGTAAAAGATAAAGTCTTTTTAGATTTAAACATAGAAGAACGAGATAAAGTTCATGTAGGCGCTAATACAGAGTTTGGAGAAGTTATCTGGTTTTATCCAAGTGCAAACAGTACAGAAATAGATAAATATATAATATATAATTATATAGAAAATGTGTGGTACTTTGGAACACTAGCTAGACAGGCTTGGTTAGACAGAGGTATTCGGGCCTTACCATTAGCGACAGGTGGTCAAAATTTATTTAATCACGAAACAGGTTTTGATGATGATGGCTCGGCTATGACGGCTTTTGTAGAGTCTGCGCCTCTTTCTTTAAGTGGTGTAGATAGATTTAGCTCTGTAAGTTCTATAATACCAGATGTAAATTTTGCTGGTTCTACAGCAGTGAATCCTTCTGTTGACTTTACAATTAAAGCTAGAACGCATAGTGGATCAGGATTTACACAAACAGACGATAGCAATACCGCACAGAGATCCGCAACTACACCAGTTGAGGCTTATACGAATAAATTAGATGTTAGAGTTAGAGGCAGAACATTTGCATTGCGTGTAGAATCCACAACTGTAGGCACAAAGTTTAAGTTAGGCTCACCTCAAGTAAATGTTGTACAAGATGGAAGAAGATAATGTTAGTTACAAGTATACCGCAATATGTGCAGGGTTTAACAAACGCTAAATTAGATTTAACATCTACTGCGGCAACTGTGTTGTATACAGCGCCATCATCAGCAGATTTTAATGCTTCTGTAGTTAATAGTATAATAGTGTCTAATTACTCTGGTAGCTCAGATACAATAACATTAACAGTCACTAATGGCAGTGATGCGTTTAGTCTTTTTAACGTAAAGGCAGTTGCGGCAAATACATCTATAGAACTATTAACAAGAGATTTAATATTGCAAGAGGGCGAGATATTAAAGGCTACAGCAGCAACGGCAGATAGATTACATATAGTTGCAAGCATACAAGAGTTTGCAATACACAGAACACCACAGGTAGATTTGTAATGACAGCATTTATGTTGGCATGTTATCTTAATGGAGCTGCGCAGGGAGGTATATATTTTAGATCAGTTAGTGATTGTACATATTATACTAAGTTTTTAAGTGCACAAGAGTATGATGATGAAATGGGGCAGAAAGTTATATATGATTGTATATGCAAACTTGTACCACAAGTAGATAATAAGAAAGTGAGGGTATATTAATGTTACAAGCTCTTATAGGACCAGTTACAGGATTATTGGATAAATTTATACCTGACGCAGATCAAAAAGCTAAGTTAGCACACGATATAGCCACCATGTCTGAAAAACATGCGCAAGAGGCTTTGCTTGCTCAGTTAGAGATAAATAAAGCAGAGGCTGCAAGTGGCTCTATATTTAAGGGCGGCTGGCGCCCAGCAGTTGGGTGGGTTTGCGCGATTGCTTTTGCCTATCACTTTATCGTAAAAGATTTAATTATATTCGGTGCAAGTTTTGCTGGTGCAGAACTGCCTGAGCTGCCGGATTTTGATATGGGTACACTTTTAACTGTTCTCGGCGGCATGCTAGGAATTGGAGGACTCAGAACTTATGAAAAGCAGAAAGGGCTAACTAAATGAGTTTATATAGAAATATACAAGCTAAGAGAAGAAGAATAAAAGCTGGTAGTAGCGAGAAGATGCGCAAAGCAGGCTCTAAAGGAGCGCCTACTAAGAAAAACTTTGCAAGAGCAAAGCAGACTGTTAAGAAAAAATAATGTCAGATAGGCTTTTTAGGATAAGAAGAAAGATGGCTAAAAAAAGAGACCCTAAAGTTGGAACAGGAAAAAAACCAAAAGGTTCTGGTAGACGTTTGTACACTGACGAGAACCCTAAAGACACAGTTGGAATTAAATTTGCCACTCCAGCAGATGCTAGAGCGACAGTCGCAAAGGTTAAAAAAGTTAGTAAGCCTTATGCAAGAAAGATCCAAATATTAACTGTAGGAGAGCAAAGAGCAAAGGTTATGGGAAAAGCGCAAGTTGCTAGTATATTTAAAAAAGGCAAAGAGAGCATAAGAAAGGCTCAAAAGAAATGACATGGACTTATTTAAAAATATCTATTTTTTTCAATAAGATAGGTAATTATTTTTATCACAAACATGTACAATGCGTCAAAAGGGATCAAAGGAGATAATTGTGGATATTAATAAGTTAAGAGAAGAATTAGAAGCAGATGAGGGGAAAGTACATGCAATTTACTTGGATCACCTTAACTTGCCTACTTTTGGGATTGGCCATTTGGTGCTTGATTCTGATCCAGAGCATGGGCAACCTGTAGGAACACCTGTTAGCGAAGAGCGTGTAAATAGTTGTTTTGATAATGATATACAAGGAACTATAACAGATTGTAAAAATTTATTTGGTAATTTTGATGACTTGCCAGAAGAGGCACAATTAATTTTATGCAACATGATGTACAATTTGGGGTACACAAGGCTGAGTAAATTTAGTAAACTTAGAGGAAGTATATCAATTATGGATTTTACTGAGAGCGCAAACCAGATGTATGACTCAAAATGGAGAACACAAGTACCCAACAGAGCAGAGCGTTTAATTAACAGAATGAAAGCACTAGGAGCGTAATATGTTATCAGCAATACTTAGTTTAGCAGGACCAGCAATATTGGGGCCTGCAGGAATGAATTTAGTTGCAAGTCCAATGATAGCTAGTGCTATAGGAGGTGGCTTAGGTTCTTTATTGCAAGGTGGTGAAACAGAAGATGTGCTTAGAGGTGCTGCATTAGGAGGATTAGGTGGTTATTTAGGTGGCAAAATGGGCGGCTCTGCTGCTTTTGGTGCAGATCCTACTCTTGGAGCTTCAGAGCTTGCCGGTGGTGCAACTAATTTAATACCAAAAGATGTTGGAAGTTATGCAGATTTAGTAGCTCAAACTGGCGGCCCTGCTACAGCAGGCGCTGGTGCTGGTTTTGGGGCGGCATTGACAAGGCCAGAAGCTATAGGCGCTGGTTTAGGTGGTTTAGCTGCAGATTCTATGATGATGCCAAAATATAGAGAAGAAGAAGAAAAAGAATATCCAAGAGGTATGCCTATTAAAAACACATCTATATTTCCAGAGTTTGGATATGACGCAGCTAGAGAAGGTGAGTTTAACTATAGAATACCTAAAAACTACGCAGAAGGTGGTGAGGTTGATGCTATGGATATGGCTATGGATGCAGGTATCGGTGGCATGAAAGAAGGCGAGATGAACGATAAAGAATTAATTAGTAGTGCTATTGATGTGATACAAGGTGAGATTGATGATCCAGATAAACAACAAGTTATATTAGGTCAGTTTGTAGCTCAGTTTGGTCAAGATGCATTACAAGATTTG